CCTTTTATGATGGTGGAGTCGATGAGATTATTGCCACTCGCCGTCTGGTACATATCATTCATGCATTTGCAATTTTCAAAGATAGAATGAAAGCAATTGCAATGTGTGTCGCAAGGTTTGATGATCAGACCAAAGATACTTTCATGGACTTGTACTCCAAGTTAGATGATAAAGTTTCTTTGCCTTCTGAAGAAACTAAAGTTTCAGAATCAACTGAAACCGAAGAACAGGAAGAAGATTACAGTAGTCCGTTTTAAGGGTTATAGATAATATAGGGTGTTGCTCGAGAGGGTAACATCCTATTGTCATATCTAGTGAATTATAATGGAGAATTATGGAAGTTAAAATTGGAATAGAAGAACTCCGTACTAAAAAAATAATGGTTTGTACACCGATGTATGGTGGAATGTGTTCTGGAATGTATGCAAAGGCTTGTTGTGATCTTGCAACATTGTCCACCAAATACCAAATGGACTTGAAGTATTTTTATCTCTTCAATGAATCCTTGATTCCCAGAGCAAGAAATTATTTGGTCGATGAATTTTTAAGAAGTGAATATACTCATTTGATGTTTATTGATGCAGATATTCATTTTGATCCTAATGATGTTTTGGCACTTGCTGCTTTGGACAAAGACATTATTGGTGGCCCTTATCCAAAGAAATGTATTGCATGGGAGAAAGTTCGTAATGCTGTTGATACAGGACTTGCGGATGAAGATCCTAATATATTAGAACAATTTACTGGTGATTACGTTTTTAATCCAGTAGAAAATACTCATCAAATAAAAGTCGCAGAACCAGTTGATGTACTTGAAATAGGAACTGGTTTTATGATGATTAAGAGAAACGTATTTGATGATTTTAAAGAGGCATTTCCTCAATTTACATATCGCCCAGATCATAACAGATCAGAACATTTTGCTGGTGATAGAATGATCCATGCATATTTTGATACTGTAATTGATTCTAAAGCATACTTAGGTGATATTTCTGGTGATAGTGAAAGGTATTTGTCAGAAGATTATTTTTTCTGTCAATTTGTTCGTAGATTAGGGTATCAAATCTTTTTGTGCCCTTGGATGAAACTTGGACATATGGGTTCGTATGTCTTTTCTGGCTCCATGCAAAGTTTAGCAAATCTTGAATTTGCATCTCATGGGGCTGATCCTGCAAGAGTGAGTAATCATGAAAAAAGAAAAAGAAACAAAGGAAAACGTAAGAGAAAACATTGATTATGTTTTTGATGAGGGTAAATATTTAAGTGAAATTTGGGATGCAATAGACAAAACCTATACTTCACATTACGCTCAAAACAAAGTACAATCAACTGAATTTATATCTGATGCAGGACATGGTGAAGGTTTCTGTATTGGTAACATTATTAAGTACGCCCAGAGGTATGGTAAGAAGGGTGGATTTAATAGAAACGACTTGACAAAAGTCGCTCATTATGTTATTATTATGTTATACCTACATGATAATTTTTATAAACGTGAAACAGGAGATCACAATGAAACTAAGTGAAAATACAGTAGGGTTCTTGAAGAACTATGCAAACATTAACCAAAGTTTGGAATTCCAAGAAGGGAAAACTCTTAGAACAGTTTCCCCTTTAAACACTATTTTGGCCTCGGTTGAGATTAGTGAAGATTTTCCTAAAACTTTTCCTATCTATGAGTTAAGTAGATTTCTCGGAACTCTGTCTCTATTTAATGATCCAGAATTGGATTTTACAGAAAATGGTGTTTCTATTAAAGATGGTAGTCATGAGGCTACTTATCGTTATTGTGGAAGTAGTTCCATGTTTCAAACTCCACCAGAGAAAGATATAACCTTTCCAGATCCAGATGTTGAATTTACTCTTGAGAAAGATGTATTCAAAAAGACTATCAATGCGGCCAATACTCTTGGTTTGCCCGAAGTAGTGATTGAGGGTGATGGTAATGAAACAAGAATCGTTGTTTCTGATACAGGAAATACAACTTCTGATAGTTTTTCTACTGGTGTGGGAACTACAGATAAAACATTCCGAATGATTTTCAAAACTGAAAATCTCAATAAATTGATGGAAGGAACATACGAAGTGAAACTTTCATCCAAACGTATTTCACATTTTAAAAGGACAACTGATTCTCTTCAGTATTGGATTGCATTAGAACAAAATTCAACATTTGAGGGGTAATCATGGAAAATTCTTTATTATGGGTTGAGAGGTATCGCCCATCAACAATTGATGATTGTATCTTATCTGATACAATTAAAAATACTCTGAAGGATTTGGTAAAAGATAATACTGTACCAAATCTCATGTTCACTGGCCCTGCTGGAGTTGGTAAAACAACTGTTGCCAGGGCAATCTGTGATATGACAAATTCTGATTACATCATCATCAATGGTTCTGATGAGGGTAGAATGATCGATACTCTCAGAACTAAGATGACACAATTTTGTTCTACTATCTCTCTCAAAGGTGGTAGAAAAGTTGTAATCATCGATGAGGCAGACTATTCCAATCCAGATTCGGTGCAACCAGCATTGAGAGGATTCATCGAAAAGTTTGCAGAAAATTGTTCTTTTATATTCACTTGTAACTATAAAAACAGAATCATTGAACCGATTCATTCTAGATGTGCGGTTGTAGATTTCACTTCTCCTAAAGAAGAGAAACCAGAGATTGCAATGCATTTCTTGAATCGATGTGGTGAAATGCTTAATAATGAGAATGTTACATATGAAAAGAATGTGATTGCGGCTCTAATCAATAAACACTTTCCAGATTTTAGGAGAGTGATTAATGAGTTGCAAAGGTATTCTACATCTGGTGAGATAAATGCAGGAATTCTTGCAAATATAGGAGAACTCAATCTAGATCAATTGATGTCTGCATTGAGAGAGAAAAATTTCCAGAATATGAGGAAATGGGTTACAAATAATTCTGACAATGATCCTGCATCAGTATATCGGAAAATATACGATAAATTGTACGAAGTTCTGGCCAAATCATCCATACCACAAGCAGTATTGATTATTGCCGATTATCAATATAAATCTGCATTCGTTGCAGACCAAGAGATTAACTTGGTTGCGTGCCTGATAGAGTTGATGGCGGAATGTGAGTTTGTATGAGTCTTTGGGATTTTATAAATGAAATCAATCATGGTAAGACCAATTTGATTGATGAAAAACCAGAGTTGGAGAAGAATTACAAACCTTTTATTATAAATCGTGGATTGAGTTTTAATCATGATACTGCATTATATGCAAATGAAATGAACTTCCACAGCCACCTTGATTCAAAACTTCAATTCGACTTTTTTCTAAATACTATTAGACCAAAAAAAAGATATGGTAAATGGTTAAAAAAGAAAAAAGAAGATAATCAAGTTCTTGATCTAATCAAGGAATATTGTAAGTGCAGTTATGCGAAAGCGAGAGATTATGCGTTACTTCTCAATGATTCGCAACTGGATATTATTAGACAACATATTGATACAGGTGGTTTGAAAGGAAACAATGAGTGAAGAGATCATCCAAAGGATGATTGAAGTGAAACTAAAAGAGGCCGATGATTTTCTCAAAGTAAGAGAAACCCTTACAAGAATCGGTATTGCATCACGCAAAGAAAAGACTTTATTTCAATCATGTCATATCCTGCACAAGCAGGGCAAGTACTACATAGTACACTTTAAAGAGTTATTTGCATTAGACGGAAAAACATCTAATTTTTCAGAGAATGATGAAGCAAGGAGAAATACCATTGCAAATCTTCTCGCAGAATGGGAGTTAATTTCTCTAGTGCAACCAGATAAATCGGCAGAACCTACAGTTCCATTGAGCCAGTTAAAGATCTTGTCTTTCAAGGAGAAAGATGAATGGGATTTAACTCCAAAATATAATATCGGAAACAAAAGGGATGCTGATGAGAATGACCAGTAATTTATATTTTTACAAATTAGATTCTGATGTCAAAGATCCTGTTCGTGCAACGGAAGGATCTGCTTGTTTTGACTTGCACGCTTCTTTGCCAGAGTATTCAGTAGTTAAAGTATATTTAAGTAATTACGAAGATCCAGAGAAACGAAATAGAAAAGTAGTAGATGGGAGAGTGCAAGTCAATCCTAATGAAAGAGTATTAATTCCAACAGGATTGATATTTGACATACCAGTAGGACATTCAGTTCGTTTGTATCCTAGATCTAGTCTTGCATTAAAGAATGGATTGACATTGGCAAACAATGTTGGAATTATCGATTCTGACTATGTTGAGCCAGTTTTCATGATGATTTGTAATATTAGTGGGTATCAACAATTTATAACTAATGGAGAACGTATTTGCCAAGCAGAATTGGTTAAAGAACATCCTTCTATGATCATGAAGACAGAAGAGCGTCCAGAAAGAAAAACTGATAGGGATGGTGGTTTCGGCAGTACTGGTAAGGAATAGACTGGCACATATTATCAAAAAATGGACAATTGCAACTGTACAAGTGGTGTATTATATTCCAGATCATTTGCATATTGTAAATCAATTTATGTGGCAAACAGAAGATCAGTTGCCCGAATATCCCCGAATAAAGAAGTTTTTAGACTATTGGGATAAAAACATAGACGGGCCGATAAAGGAAGTTTATATTCATGATCACGAAGATCATAAAGTTCGTCATGTTGATAGGAGATATAAAATAAATTGAGATGAAAGTTGTTGATGGTTTTTTAGAAAAAAATGAATTTACAAAACTACAAAATTACTTCCTTGGTGGTCATTGTCAATGGAGATATGCCCCATTTATAGATAATCCAAAAGACATAGATAAGTTTCAATTTATTCATGTTTTTTTTACAAAATGCAATCCTGTGAGCGAAGATTATTCTATACTTGATCCTGTATTCCGCAAAATACAGATGAAATCTTTATATAGAATCAAAGCAAATTTACTCACCAGAACACCAGAAATAGTCGAAAACAGTTTTCATTATGATGTTTCTGATTTCACACCAGAACAAGCCAAGAATTGGCTCACATCAATATTGTATATCAATACAAATAATGGATATACAAGATTTGAAACTGGTGAAGTGATTGAAAGTGTGGAAAACAGATTGGTAACATTTCCTGCAAACTTGAAACATACAGGAACATCGTGTACCGATGAAAAAGTGAGAGTCGTTGTAAATTTCAATTATTTTAGTTGATCATGAATGAGTATTTACAGAAAAGTATAGAACTAGCAAATCATGAAGATTATTTGGATAGACTGCATTCTGTATATCCAATAACAATAAATGAAGAACGTGAGGTAGATTCTTCTCTACTCAGTAAACTTGAAAGAGCTTTCATAGACAGAAATGATAGAGAGTTGATACTACTAGCACTCAAGTTGGATTTGTTCCCTATAAAAGATTCTTATGTTGCATTTTTAAACAAATGTCCTTCTTCAATGATACAAAATCCTGCCACAGTTAAAAGGATCGCAGGAGTCATATATGATATTGGCTGGGAAAACTGTGTAAAGAATATTACACAACCTAAAGAAAATAATAGACAAATGGGCAGTAAGTTTACTGAATGGTTACAAACAAGTCCTTTTGGGATCAAACCAGTTTATCTACAAGAATTTGTTTGTACAGATAATGATGCAATTCTAGAATCATCTGATAAAGCAAAAAAAGATTTTGCCATGAATGCATTTGGATATTCAAGAGATAAAGGGTTAGATTTTATTGCAAGATTCAATAAAAAATATATCATTGGAGAGGCAAAGTTTCTGACAGACTATGGTGGCCACCAAGTTGCTCAGTTTGAAGATGCACTATCTACTCTAAATACAGAAGTTCATGATGCAACTTGTGTGGCTATTTTAGATGGAGTGGTTTTCATCAAAGGAAAAAATAAGATGTATAATAGATTGACTACCGATTGTAAAAATAAAAACATATTATCATCTTTATTGTTGAAAGATTTTTGTTATTCGATATGAGTGTACAAATTCAAGACAATTTTTTAAATCAAAGATATTTTAATTCTTTACATAAAAA